GTACTGGTCGCCCGTCACCATGCCATAGACAGCGGCCTCCAGTGCCTCGTGCGACCCTGCGCGGAAGCCGAGGTAGTTGTGGACCACGACATCGCGCTGCTGGTCCTCGGTGTAGGCATCTCTCAGATCAGCACCGATCAACTGAGCGATGTAGGGCAGCCACGCGAAGTCGGCAGTACGGCCATCGAGGAGGTCACTCGTCTGCGGGATGGGATCCCACCCGTAGGACGGATTCTCCAGAGCAGTCGGTCGGGTGTAGGTGTTGTACTGGTTGAGGGCCGCGTTGTAGGCGGCGATCCCATCCGGTGAGACGTAACGGAATCGCGCGACGAGGGTATCGACCTCGTTCAACTGATCGGTGATCGAACTGATGAACTTCTTGAACTGCCAGTCGTTCTGGTCATCGAGAGTGCGGTACGCCTCAGGGAGACGACGGTAGATCCGCTCGGTCGTCGTGGTGTAGACGGGCTCGACTGGGACACCGTTCATCGAACGTGATGCGTCCTCCATCATCACGTCGGGGTCGTTGAACAGTGTCATGTCGTGTCCTTACGCGACGTTGCCGATGGTGATGTTGCCCGTACCGGACGAAGACACCCCGCGCTTGATGAACCGGAACCACGACCCGCCTACGGGTGTCAGGTTGCCGGAAGCCACCTGAACGTTCAGGGGGAGACGTGCCACGGCGTTCTGCGCGGTGATGGATCCGCGAATGTGGAGGATGTATGTCGCGTTTGTCGCACCACCCGTGATCGCCTTGTTCGCCGTGCTGTCGATGAATGGGTTGAGCCCCACGAACGCCGTGCCGTTGGTCAGTGGGTAGATGTCGATGGTCGCGAAGAACTTGGTCTTGGCCGTCGATGCCCACCCAGCCGTGATCGCACCCGTGGACGAGTTCAGGAGCATCAGGTAATACTCGAAGTCGTACACCCCGTAGGCCGCAAGGTTGGGCGCGACACCGTAAGGGTTGGTCGGGCTGTTGGCGATGGTGGATCCGTTGGCTCCGAGGTAGAAGAACTGCTCGGCAGGAACCTGCTGGTTGCCCTCGCTTGAGCCAGTGAGAAGCGGCGACCCCGTGAAGGTCGGTGACGCAAGCGGGGCGAGCGTGCTGATGAGAGGGACAGTGTCGCCCAGAGCAGTACGGATCGACTCCAGCGCCGTCTTGAGTTCGTTGTGACGCGCGACGTGACCAGCCTCTTCCAGTGTCTGCGATGTCGAGACTGTCTGGAGTGCTGCGATCTCTGCGGGGTAGGCCACGATGTCTCCTTAGACGGCTGTCACGGTGATGGTTCCTGCATCAGCAAGGTTGCCCTCGCCGATGTTCACATCGGCTGCGGGGAGGGTCAGGGTACTGACGTAGTCCACGCCATCGACCTGATCTATCACCGAGATGAGTTCGTTCTTACGAACGACGCCGCCCCATGCCCATGTCAGCGGGCTCAGGTAGTCGGTCAGGCGAGCATCGACGGCGTCGAGAACAGTCTGCTCGATGTAGCCGTCCAAGACGGCGACCTGTGTCGTGACGGCGACGGTAGTGACGGTCGGATCCTTCACCGAGACGACGAGGTTGGCGTTGGCCCGAGCCTCAAGGTCAGCCTTGAGAGTTGCTTTCTGCGGGGCTGTGAGGTTGCCGGACAAGCCACGGACGACGACCGTGACGTTGCCGGGGTCTTCGCCCGGCAGACGCCAGAAGGTGAGATCACCCGCCGCCCCTGATCCGGTGAGGGCGAAGGTGAAGACATCGTCGCTGGTGATACCAACGACCGTGTACTCGGCATCTGCCGTAGCACCGCCGGACGTGAAGTCCACCGTGATGTGGTTACCACTGGCGAGTCCGTGCCCAGCGTAGGTGACAGTGACGACGTTCCCAGCCCATGTGTAGGTGGATGCGTAGCCCGTGCTGTTCCAGTTGTCGATGGTGTACGCCCGGTAGACGAGCGGATTCTCCAGTGCAGCGGACGTGAAGTGAGAGGGGATGACGAGCGTGTCTACAAGACGCTGGAGCCTCTGGATGCCGCGCTCGGTCCACGCCTCCTCCGTCTCGGGAAGTGATCCGTTGGAGATGACGGATCCCGTCTCGACGCTGTCGATCCCGATGAGCGCGACGGCGAGTTCCCCGGCTGTCCCTTGCGGCAACCCGTTCGCGATGTTGGTGTTGACGTTGGCCGTGGCCGCGATGGTAGCCGTGGTCTGGCCCTGAACGACAGCATCGGCCACGTCGGTGAAGAAGGAGACGTACTCGCCCGTGCCGGTCAGGATGGCGACCTCGGTCCCGGCGGGGACCGCATAGCCGTCCGTGTCGTAGGCCGTGAAGGTGAGAGTCGTGGTGGCCGGTGTGCCCGAGTTGATCTCGACACCGTAGAGCGCAAGCAGAACCTTCATCATGGTCGAGGGCAGTCGGTTGATCGAGAAGATCGTCTCCCCGATCTCGACGGCCAACGCCTCCATGAGCATGACCTCGACGTTGGTGTTGGCCGGAACCCAATCGGGGATGCGGGACTGGAGAGTTGCCTTCGCGGCTGCGACGATGTCCGTTGGGCTCTTGTCGTAGATCGACAGGTCAACGAACTCGGTGTAGTCAGGACTGACGCTCACAAGCCCTCCCGAATGAGATTGAACTCGACCTTCACCGTCTGGGAAGTTTCATCGACAGACACAATGTTAGCCGCAAGGTCTGCGATCTCAGGCAGTTCACGAGCGACCTGAGCGTGGAACGCGGAGTACCGGAACCCGTCGAACGGCATGTCCGGCATACCGAAGTTTGGCCGCATCGCCCGTTCGCGGTCCTTGGTCAGAAGGATGACCGCGATCTGCTCGCCGTAGTAGGCATCACTACCCTGCTCGACGGCCACGGCCTGACCGAACGAGGAGATCCTGAATGGGAACGAGAGGATGTTTGCCATATCTCACATCAACTTTCCGAGTACGACCAAGTCTTCCTTGACATGTCCGATCTGGGCCACCACAACACGGTCGCCCTTGGCGAAGTAGTCGATGAGGGCGTCACCGACGTTCGTGACGTGGCTGTGGCCGCTCGTGGTGTCCGAGAACGAGTGGCTGTGACCTCCGTGGTCACCCACGTCTGCCGAGCCCGTAGAGCCGCTCACAGAATCCGTCACGGTCGTGCTCTCAACGGTCGGGTCGATCAGGATCGGCACGATGATGTTGAGAGGTCCGAAGGAGTGTTCGCCCCCGAGGCTGTCGATCTGGACGTAGACCTTCTTGGTCATCACCCGTGTGACCTCGCCGATGTAGATCATCCCGCCACCAGCCATCAGTAGATCACCTCCGAGATGAGAGCCCCGGTTGTCCACTTGGCCTTCTTGGTGTCCGTCATCTGGACGACGAAGAAGCGACCGTCGATGATGTCGATGATGTCGTCTAGACCTAGACACAACGCGATCTTGGTGCCACTGACAAGAACCGCGCCGCGAGTCTTCAACGCCTGATCTATCTCGACCTCGTTGCCATCGAGCGCGACCACGGCAGCAGCGAAGGTGTCAGGGAAGGTGACCCCGATCCTGTTCGCTGCCCACGAGATGAGAGAAGCAGCATCAGTCTCCTGACCGTCGGTGTCGTAGTCGGTCGGGAAACCGGGAGCGACGAAGGTGCTGGCCCAGTAGGCAAGGTCGTACCCCGACATGGTCCTCATACGGAAGGGGAGGTCCATCTCGGACTGCTCGATACCGACGCCGATCCCAAGTTCTGCCATGTCAGTCGTGGTCCACTTCTATCGACTTCTGAACAAGTTTGCTCCCACTGACTTTCACCTTGACATCCTTCTCCTTGTCGCCTTCATCCCCACTCTTCTGCGCTTCAGGGTTGCGGATAGTAGACGCGGTGACGGCGATGGTGCCCGGCCCTGCCAGAGGGTAGTTCACCCCGGTGATGAGATACGTCCCAGCGAAGACGGGGAACCCCTTGACCTTGATCGGGTATCCCGGTGACACGTCATCGGCTCTCTTGAGTGGAAGTTGGAGCATGACCTCGACATCCTCACTGTCCACTGACTGACGGAACTCGGGGACTGCAAGCGGCTCCGTCCCGTTGTCGTCGTACCAGTTCACGACGACAGTCGGGTTGCGATCAGCAAGCCACGTCGGCTTACCGAAGAAGACGGTCCCGTCCGACTCGTACATCAGATAGCCATACTCGCTCGCGAGACGTTGGAATGTCGTCCACGCCGATGGGTAGTTCGTCTCGTTGTAGTCCTGTCCCTTCTGCGGAGTATCGCGCGCGATGCGGACCTTCTTGTTGCTCGGTTGCGCCACGCAATCAACGCCCACCTCGTTGCACTCGGCCATGACGTACGCGCTTGGCGTCGTGTTCGCCATGACGAACTTCCCGCGCAACTTCTTCAACTTGTTGATCCCACGAGGTCGGCATCTCACTACGATCCCGCCGTTGCCGCCACCAGCGTTCGTCTCCAGTACAGCCACGGCCAACTTCGTCTTCCCGTAGGTGACAGGAGTGCCGATGTCGAAGATGCCGCTCTTGAGTAACGCGAACATCGGGTCTTCGATAGTGATCGAGATCTCGGTGACAGCAGTCGTGGTCGAGTCGAACGAGATAGCGGACACCACGTCCGAGTTGGTCGATGACAGCGAGCGACCTCGGAAGAGGACTTTGGCGAAGGCGTCGTTGTCCATCGCTAGGGGAGCCTGATCCGTGATCCGTCCACGAGCATCTTCGGATCCTTGATCCCGTTCACGTCAGCGATCTTGATCCATTTGTCGGGATCCCCGTACATCTGGTTGGCGATCATCAGAAGTGTCTCGCCCGAACGGACGGTGTATGTCAAAGGGCGATCTGCCGGGGCGATCACGGATGCGCTCCTGTCGATGCCCTTGTCGTCGGCCTCGGTGAACTCGATGCTGACCATCGCCCGCGTGATCTCGCTCGTGTCGGGATGACGTTGCTCGGAGTCGATGGACAGAGAGGAGATGCGCCAGTTGCCCCAGCATCGCGGGTCGTACTCAACGGTGATGAGATCAGGGTCTTCCGCGAGTGCAGTGAGTTTCTTCAACTCGATGTCCACGGACCTGTACGGGTCCGATGATCCAACGAACAACTCCATGCTCATCTTCCGCATGTTGAGCCCGGCTCGGGTGAGGATTGGCTTGCGACCCGGTCGAGCCACCTCGTTCCACACTCCCTCGTACCCACTGTAGGTGACCTTACGAGGAGCGAAAGGCGCGTTGAACGTGGTGTTCTTGCTGTGGATCGACAACCGCGTAGCGGCCCCTGTGTTGTTCCTGTCTTGAGTTACCTCTACCGAAGAAGGTGTCGGCGACCCGTAGTACAACGGCGTCGGAGCGAAGATCACCATTAGCCCCTCTCCCTTCTCTCGCGCTCTGCCTCGCGCATCGCCTTCTTGACAGTGGAGATCACGTCGAACTCGGTTGCCTGCTGGATGCTGCCGATGTGGATGTGCTGCTCGATGGGCCGGTTGTCCTGTACGACGGCGGTCGTACGCTCGACTGTGCGCTCGCGCGTGGCGGTTGCGGTGCCGCCCGCGATAGCGGCCATGTACTTCTCGGGGACCGTGCCGTCGTTGACACCACTCGCCGTGACGTGGGCCGGAATGACGTAGCCGCTCGTCTGGAAGTGCTTGACCTCGGGTCCGTTCTTACCGAGCATGCTGATCTGCCCGGCGTTCGAGACGAACGCCTCTGGCCCGGCTTCGCCGACGAGGACGTTCTGCCCGGTGTGGAACTTGCCGCCCGCGAACGCAGCGGCATCGACCTGCTTCAACTTGGTGAGGATCTGGACGGTCGCGGTGTACGTCCTTCCGTTGATCTCGGTGAGGACCGCCTTGGTGTTGTTGACTTGGTTGTTGGTAGCGGAGATCGTCGGCGACGAGATGGCGGGACGGTAGACAGTCCCATTCATGCCATCGAGAGTCTTGTTGGTGTTGCTGACGACGTTGTTGTTAGCCG